CTGCATCAAATTTAACATCACAAGAACTTCGCATTATTCAAGTTGTTAATGGACATGCTTGGCTTAGACATTCTACGGAAGCCAATGCTGCCTTTCGATGTTTGGACAATCATGGAACATGGAAATCTTATCGCACTTATGGTTTTAAGAATGCGGATGATACTCCAGTTAGTACAAATTTATGGCTTTGTAAAGATGACGATGGATCATTTTATGCAATTATAACCACGTTTTTTGAAAAAATTGGGGGGAACACTGTGGCAAGATTAATTACGGCATATAAAGTTAGTGTCGATTTATTCCCCACTATTCAAGATTTTATTTCATATATTGTGTTGAAGTGGGGAGCAAGAGAAATTCCGTATGTTATTTCTCAAGGTGAAACAATCCTTGAGCCATTCAAGTAAAATTAAACTATAAGTTGAGATAATTTTGGTTCGATAGAAGTAAAATAAAATGTCAATATTTGATTGTATTTTGATTTTTTTGTTGCTTGAATTTTTTTCGAATGTTTGGGTGGCAACGCGGTTCTAGTTATTCCATCTAGGCAGCGTACAGACAAAAAAGAATAACATTAATAAAAAGTCGCCTTTATTAATAAGGTGACTTTTTCAATTCTTGACTTTTTATTATAAATATAGTATAATAAAAGTGAAAATATAAACCTTGATACTCTGGCAAGACACCGTAAATCTAAAAAAGAACGGGAAATTGTTTGTGAAAATATGGATGCTAATCGATTACCGTTCAAGGCTTTGAAAGAAATACACGGAAGTCAAAAAAGTTAATTGGAACAATTTGGTACAAAGAATAAAACTATAATTTCATCAATGAGGAGAATAAAATGGCTTTTCCAATTATTGAACCAATAAAATGTGCTGAATGCGGGGAAGATATCGATGAACATAATCATTCGGGTCACTTTTTTACTTTAATTGAAAATGAATTTGGAATGGTTGTTGAAGCACCTATATGTGATTCTTGCAATAGGAGCGATAATGGATCGGAAAAGAATGGGGCGTATTAATGATGAGTTCAAGAAATATTTATAAAGAATATAATATGTTCATATTAAATGATAGGGAAAAATAAATGCTTAAATCCATTGTGAGAATGAAAAACAATATGCCAAGTTCTTTTCTGGGATATAACAGCTATTTTTTATTAAAAACGGTTTGGAACAGGATTTTGTACAAAAAATCCGTTGTTGCATTGGCGGTTGACGGAGGCAATTTCAAATTGCCTTTGGGCGAGGGTAAAAAAATAACCGTATGGGCTATTAGTAATTTATGCGATCCTTTTCCTTATGCATGGGACGATTTTGAAATAGTGGTTAATGATAGAAATATTTTGTATTCAAGTACCTGTATTGTTCAAGGGAAAAACATGGGAAAAACGTTTTTCACCGTTAGAAGCCTGTTAAACCCCTCCTTAGAAACCACTTGTGAAGTAGAAGTTATTTAATGAATAAAAAAATAATATTTTATTCATACTGGAGGGCAATTCAAAATACATAAGACTTATTTTAGGAGATTTTTTGTTGTGGAGTCTGAAATACACATGGAATGGTTGATAAAAACATATTCCAATAATGGTGGACTTGTACTTGATAACACAATGGGCATCGGATCAACAATGATTGCCTGTAAAAATACAAATCGCATAGGAATAGGTATTGAAAAAGAAAATAAATACTATGACATAGCAATAAAAATTGTTGATAAATTTCAAGTTTTATAAACAAAAATTATAAAAAATAGGAGAGACACAACATGCTTACACAGTCACAAGAAGATTTTCAAGTTGATTTACGAAACGAAACTTATATTGGACTATGGATGAGGCGGGAAGTAATCATTCCGTTGGTTGATGTTGATTATAAAATTCCAGTGAAAAGAGGATGCCTGGCTGAAAATGAAGATGAGGCAATGAAAGTAAGGGTTGTAGTAACTGACGGCGTGGCTCATATTGAAAGTTGTCATCCAAAATATTTTTATCAATTTTAATTTCAGGAGATATATTTTACAATGAAAGATTTTACTAGAATAAATAAGTGGAACAGGTTTGTCAGCAATATTTATAATAGCAAGATTTCAAATTGGATTAAGGATAATATTTTCCCTCAACCGTGTTTAGAAGTCTTATTTTGTGAAGAAACGGGCGAATATGTTTCTGCAATTGTGCAAAATAAAAAAGAAAAATTTACGGATTATACTCTTGTAGATAATATGAATTATGCCATTGATTTTAATAAATATGGAAGATTGAAGAAACATCTTATTCTTAAAAAAATAAATTCTGAAAAAATACTTTCTCCAAGAGTATTCAAATTTCGTAAAATCTTATACATCAATTCCTCTATTACGCTTCCTCTGGATAAACATGAAAACAACTAAGACAAAAATTCCACAGCCTAAAAATGACAAATCTAATAGAAATAATTTTCAAACACCCATTTATGCCTTAAATTTATTGCTTCCTTATATCCCAATGAATGTAAAGAAAATCTGGGAGTGCGCGGCAGGGCAGATGAGGTTAAGTGATAAACTTTTTGATTCTGGATACAAGGTTTATTCGAGTGATAAATATCCTTTGAGAAAAGATTGTTATAATGAAGATTTTTTAGAGTCTCAATCTTTAGAAAAACCAATTGGGAATATTGATTGTATTATAACAAACCCCCCTTTTAGTCTGAAATTTGATTTTATTACAAAAGCATTGGAATATGATATTCCTTTCGCATTTTTAATACCATTTGATATGTGCGGATTTCTACATAAAAAATTCAGTCAGGGTCTTCAAGCTATTGTTCCAGAACGAAGAATTGATTATCTTACTCCGAACATCGTGGAGAGAATAAACATAGGCGAAGGATTATTCGCAGTAAACAAAAAATTCAGAACAAAATATAAAAATCTTAATGATATTGAAATGTGCAATGATGCCAATATTCTAAAATGTTACGAAGATAATAAAAGAAACTTCAAAGACTTGGATGACGACATTCCTTATGAATTGCTAAAAAAATATTCATCATCCGATTTTCATTCGTTCTGGATTGTGAGTAAATTTAATCTTAAGAATCAATTTACTTTTGTTCCTTTGTCCCCAGATGATAAGAGAAATATATTATGACAGAAAAATATGGTGTGCTTTTAAAATTTTTTCCAAATGGGGTGGTGGAGGGTACAGACGACCATATTATAGCCGAAATGATTATGAATGCAATAAAATCTAATGATGAAATTTATTGGGAAGAATTATCACATAGATTTCATAGAGATGGAAAATATGATTTTGAAGAATATTGTATTCACATGGCTGACGCATTAGTTCGCAGAAAATTACGTCAGGATGATCTGAAAAAGGTACAAGGATAATGATATGAAAGCGTTATATGATTTTAGATGTGATGTTTGTGGGAAAGAATTTGAATTATTTATAGAATATGATAAAATAAAGAATAATGTTGAATGTCCAAAATGTAAAAGCAAAATAGTAAAAAAAATAATAAAATCGGCTTTCCCAATTCTATTTTCGGGAAGCGGATTTTATTCAACAGACAATAAAAAAGAGGAAGATAAATGATTACAATATCAGTAGATGTTGATGACACATGTGCAGATTTGATGAGCGAATGGTTGAAAAGATATAACAGAGATTATTCCGATGACCTTAGCGAAAACAAAATTCTTTCTTGGGATATGACACAGTATGTAAAACCAATTTGCGGAAAAAACATTTATCAATATATAGAAGACCCAAAAATTTATGATGAGATTGAACCCATATCATTTTCTCAATGGGGAGTAGGAGAATTAAAGAAAATTGGAAGGGTTGTTTTTGTAACATCAAGCACACTAGGACATGCTGGAATCAAATTTATGTGGTTGAAGAAATATGGTTTTATTGAGAAAAAGGAGGATTATATAGAATGTCTCGATAAAAGCTTGATTTTATGTCATTACTTGATTGATGACAAATATGAAAATTGCAAGAACGCTTATGGAAAAGGAGTTCTTTACAATAAAGCATGGAATTCTAAATATGACTACAATCCACGATGCAATAATTGGAAAGAGGTTGTTGAATATATCAGGAAAGAAGAAAATTTATAAATGAAAATAATAACCATTTCAGGACAAGCTCAACATGGAAAAACTTCTGTGGCAAAATATATTAAAAAATATATGGAATCAAAGGGAAAATCCGTTCTCATCTTTAATTATGCAGATACCCTGAAATTTTTTGCAAAAGAATATTTTGGATGGGATGGAGCAAAAGATGATAAGGGAAGGTCTATTCTACAAAAAATCGGAACGGATATTGGGCGCGAAAGAAATCCTAATATATGGGTTAATATTGCGTTAGAATTTATAAAAACATTTGGACAAGATTTTGATTACATAGTAATTGCGGATTGTAGATTTGAAAACGAAATAAGTTTATTAAAACAATCTGGATACAAAGTATTTTCAATTTGGATTTTTCGACCTGATTTTGATAATGGACTGACACAGGAACAAAAAAACCATCCATCTGAAACTTCTTTACTTGATTTCTCATTCGATGCCGTTCTTTCCTGCCCAACAGGACTAGATAAACTTGAATATAAAATCTATTCATTTTTAGATGGAAATAAAAATATATGAAGCACGTTTCATAAAAAATAAATATCAATAGTTTCCATCGTGTTGAAATAATCAAAAAGCCAGTCAAAAATTGACTGGCTTTTGTTTTTTGACCGTCCTTAATTTTTCCTTTGATTAAATTTGCGTTGTCATTGTATATCCATTAGCACCCACCGAAGCTGAACCACTAGCACCAGCCGCGCCGCCGTTGACGTTGAGAGTTCCAATTCCGTTTCCAGTGGTTGAGTGATAGATGACAGAAATACAACCACCACCGCCACCACCGCCACCACCACCGTTGGCTCCGCCTTGCGCGTCTCCACCGTTACCGCCAAGTGCCTGAATTGAACCAGCGTTACCGATAATGTATGCGCGCACATCAATAACTCCGCCACCGCCGCCGCCACCACCACCAGCAGAGGAAATGTTTGTTGTGCTGGTTGTAGCTCCGCCGTTTCCACCTCTTGCACCGAATAAGGAGCCTGCTGAATTACTGCCATTGGTGGGAGATGAACCATGTCCGCCACCACCACCGCCACCACCACCCGCTCTCATCGATATGGGCGCAAGGGTCGAAGTGTTTTGTGATACCCCAGATGTGCCGCTTGTGCCGTTTACCGTTCCAACGCCGCCGCTGTTACCACCTGCGCTACCACTGGTTGCTATTGGATAATGCAATGTTGTTCCAACCGCCCCAGCACCGCCTGCACCACCGTTGCCACCTGAACCAATCGCGCCATTTGAGCCATTCGCGGCAATGATGCCACCTGACTGAATGGTAAGGTTGCCGCTCACATAGATAATATATCCGGCGGGAATTAACACGCCAGAGCCAGTAATAGTTAGATTGTTATAAAACATGTCGCGTGTGAGCGTAACGGTACTGGAAATGGTTGCGTCACCATCTGAGCCATCTCCGTATGTGCCATTGAATGGCAATTTACTTGGTACAGATGATACCCACGCCGAGCCATTTGATGTCATTACGTTGCCGGATGCACCAGGGGCAACCAAAGACATATATAGGGTGTCTAAATATGTTTTGAGCGTTGCCCTAATATTTGCCCACGTTGCTTTTTTAAGAATATTGGATGCGGCACTATCTGATATACCAAATTCATCATTATCATTCAAAGTTGTTTTAACTATTGCGGCATGTAATGTATTGGATATAAGTGATGATTGTGTTAAAGAACCATCCAAATTATTAGTAGCTCCAACGGTTACAACATTTCCAGATGTTCCAACAATTTGAATTTGGTCAGCAGAATTAGCGGAAACCCAAAGCCATCTCGCTCCATCGTAAACCATTAAGTATTGTCTGCCTTTGACTAAATCTGAACCCGTCAAATTTATTGGAGTTCCAGTTGAATCAACCTTCATAACAGAAATAATTCCAAGCGAATTTATGTTCAGTGTTACAGTTCCGTTACTTGTCGTATCAACATTCAAGATAATTGTCATTCCTGCCGTGTATGCTGTAATGTCTGAAACCCCATTTGCAACATAATAATTTGCAGAACTAAATAATGCTGAAACTGGAATTGCACCTCGCGTATTCATTAAATTTGCAATCTGAGAGGCTTGAACCCCATAAGCGGTATCTATTTTATAGAAATTTGATGTCGGTGCTGTCCCGCCCCAAACAGCCCGAAAGGTTGAAAATAGCACAGATGTATCAGTTGAAGAATCATATAACGTCAACCCCAAATTTGGAGTAGTAGTTGTCATTTATTTTCCTCCTTCTATTTTATAATTAACTGTAATCCAACGCACCCAATGTTTTAGGGTCTAATACTGATAACGCACTGGAATCGTGATCGCCTAAAGTAAAAAATACGGCAATCGTTGGATTCGCTATAATTGATATTTTTTTATTGTCAATTATTGTTGTTGCATATTGTATAGCATTAGAAATAAAAACAATGGTGTTTTTTATATTTATGGTTGAAGCAGCATTCATTATTTCTGATATTGCATAAACAGCTTTTATTGTTTTATTATTTATGATTTGTACCTGATTATATATGTAAGAAGCAATATATGAACTTTTGATTGATTTTATATATAAAACAACTGTGGCATAAGATATAAAAGATGCAATATAATCAATTATTATTTTTGGTTTTATTCTAAATAAAAATGTTACAGCAAATGCAAAATTATTTATGGCAATATCAAAGGATTGACTTATTCGGTTTATTAATGTAAACGTCTTTTTATTTATTTGCATTATAATAAATCCTAAAAATTAAGTATTATTCATTTGAATTGTTATCGCTCCAATTGCAAACAAAACCGTTGTTGAAGATGCAACTGAACGAGAAGGGGTGAGGGTATCATAAAACCAAATATTCCCAGATGTTAATGCATCAGCAATAAACACAGTGGTTATTGTTCCCCACGAAGCAGTTGATGTTGGAAATGTTACGGGAGCGGAATTTGTTATAATACCATTTGATGCACTACTCCAATTTATTTTATTATTTACAAGAGGAACTCTTGCATATCCAGCACCAGATGGTTCTGTCGCACCAGTTCCATCTATATTTATGGGTGTAGTTGATAGTCCAAAATATAGAGTTGATGGAACTACAAATGAAGAACCACCAAACAAATAGTCAATGGTCTTATTGGACGATGTGTATGTAATCATGCTTATTCTTTCTCCTTTTTATTGATAATATTTATTGATATTTTGAATATTGTTAAATATCCCCCAATATCCCCAATGCGCATCTTTAAACAACAGGAATTTGCGGACTTATAAAAATTCTTCCTTGTGATGGGCGATATTCGTTTCCAGTAAAACTATATACGACAGGTTGTTGAATATACCATCCACTTAATGCTGCCGTGTCTGTTCCTGAAAAAACAACCTGAAAAGTATTTGTTGATGTAATGGTTGCCGTTTTTTGAAGGATATTATAATCTGTTTGACCATAAGGACTTAAAACAACATAGCATGTCGCTCCTCCAAGATCGAGAGGAGTTATTTCATCTTGTTCATAGACATTATATATCAAAGTATATTCATTCCCAGCAATCATGCTAAAATCTGGCAATGAATTTATGATTGAAAAATTTTGAAAAGAAGACATTGTTGATTACTCCTCCTTTATTTCTTTCTCAATATTTTTGCTTTCATCAACTTGTTTTAGGGATTCAACTATTCTTTTTAAAGATAAACGGCATGTAAGTAAATGCTCTACGGAATCCCCCCTCACTTCTATAACAGCCAAACGTGCATCTATTTGCATCAATTGATTCAAATTTTCCTGTGTAATAATATAGTCCATTTTTTATCCTCCTTTCTATGTAAAGTTATATAAAATTCCATTGGCAAAATATAAATATTTTGTTCCATAAGGTGTTGTTACCGCGTATCCAATTGAAACCCCCGTATATCCATTAATAGAAAAAGAGCCAATCACTCTAAAAGAACCACCATGCACGTCAACACCCGAACCCGATTCATTTCTGAGAACTACTTGATCCTTAAAAATGGCTAAGTCATTATTGTTTTCAATTCCTATTGTTATGTTATAATCGGCTAATATATATGAATATCCGGTTGATGTTGTTCCCATTGTGACTCCAGGCCATGTAATTGTTCCAGTGGTTGATAATTCACTTGGAACAGTTATAGTACCACTTGTAATTTGAGAACCTGGCAATCCAACAATTTGATTGGCCTGAATCAAACCAGTTATACTTGATGCACTAACACTTCCATTAAAAATTCCGCCTGTTGGAGTGACGGTCAATACACCAATCTTCATTGTTCCATCGCTATTAATATAATTTGTGCCATTGGATATTCCAGTTGAAGTAATATTCCACCCGCCAATTGAACCAGAATTACCAGTCAACACTCCCGAAAAATTCACGTTTCCAGTATTATCAACCCAGAATTTATTCTTAAATGTTCCACCTTCATTTTTTTGAATAGAGAATGAATTGGTGGATGTTGGGTCTATGATTATTTTAGTATTTAATGTTTGCAGTGTCAATTTGGCATTGTTTAAATATGCTCCAGTAGAATCTAAAATAAAATTATTTTTATCATTAGATATAGTAAGTTGATTTCCCGCCAAAATATGTCCAACGATATAATTTCCCACTACTCCGTACACCTGACTTCCAGTGGGGGACGTGATTTGTCCTAAAGCTAATTTAGATGTTTGAAACTTATCATCGCTAAATGCAAGCATATTATTGGTTAACCAAACCTGATTGTCTTTAAACGACCCTGTTGATGGGTCAAAAGAACGACCAATTAATCCATTTTGATTAATGGTTATTTCTTGATTTGAATTACTTATCAAATTATTGTTAGCAGTATTTAAAGCAGAAGAAATAAATGTTGTAACATCATTTTTATATTGCTGTTCCCAATTACTCCATTGACTACTGTTAAATGAAACAGTTGAACCAGTTTTTTGAACAGAACCCATTAGATCAGAATAAATAAAATTTGCTCCATCCATTCTCAATCTATTGCTAAACGTCATGGTAAATTTGCTTGGATCATTTAAATTTATTTGCATTTCCAATAATACAGTTGATATAAATGAACCATTCGATAATTCTGCCGTGACCAAGCATCCAACCTCTGTTTGTTGCGTAAAAACTTGAAATTCTTTTAGGGCAGGATAATTTACAGAATCTATGACAATTTCATACCTGGTCTGAGAAATCCTTGATAAAACATCAACCGCCTGATTATATAATGATTGTGATTGCTGTTGAATTTCAACCAAAGTCATTGTATCTGTTTGAATTATGTTTGTGTTTTGATATGTGTTTTCATAAATAAATTCATTCAGTTCCAATAACTGAGATGGCGTGAAGTTATTTTCAAAACTGACAGCGGTATTAATTGCCGTCAAATTATCCTTGATGGTTGTTATTTGTAAATTTTTATTATCTATCAGTGTTTGTTGAGATGCTATTTGAGCTTGCTTATTTGCAAGTTTAGTATTTAAATCTGAATATGGTAAATTTTGTTGTATTCTAACCTTTATTAAATCCTGAATGCTCAATAAATCAGAGTGATATTGAGCCATATCGGATTGCAATGCCAACAAGTCGCCTTGATAAGTTTCAAGCAATAATAAATTTGATGAATAATCTGACTGTTTCAAATTAACAAGAGCAACCCAAGCGTTTATTGCATCCACTAAATCTTGTTTCATCCAATCGGTGTTTGCATAATATGAAAAATTATATATCTTATTTGTTCCAAGAGGATTCACTAAATTTATGCTTAAACCTCCACCGCCTGAAACAGCCAAACAGGTACACATTTCGTCTGATTTTTCCGTTAGAGTTGCTTTATCTATTACATTATCAAAACTTAAAAATATATCTGTATTAGTTGTTGCATTGGCTAGGGTTTTTGCGGTTATTGTTTTATTTATAGTATCAAAAAAGAAGACGCATTGAAAAGCCGTTTCAACATCATTCATTAAAAAATTATAGATATTTGAATCGGAAATGGAGAACGTGCGGAACATAACTTGCAACTCCGCATCAACACTTGCCACCGACCAACTTGGAGCAAGATTTATCATTTGTTGAAGAAGCGTTTCTTCTGGGTTAATATCGTCCCACATTTTATATGTTCCAGTGAATGCCACAACTCTTTTATTTATTAGTTCTGCTTCAAGAGATTGACATGCGACTATTTTTATTGGAACTGTACCATCCATATCTTCTTCGGCATCAATAATTTGAAAATATCCTAAATTATCCAGTTTTATCAATCTTTTATTTTTTATATAGGAATACGCATCCAATATTGTTTTTCCCCCATCAATACTTTGCGGAAAAGTAAATTTCAATTCACTCAAAGCATTAAAACGAGGGGTAAATGTTGCATCATAATATACGGCCAAAGAATACAACTCTGTTTTATCAGGATTGCATAAAATCATAATGGGAAGTTCTGGTTGATTAAAATAATCAAAATTAACTTGCATTTGCGCCTCCTATCCTATTTTCTTGGCTATAAACTGTGTTGTCATAGAAATACTTGCAACAGAACCCTGTATATGAAGATGATTTAATTTTGGCACAAAACGAAGAAAATTTTTATTAAAATTCCCAAGTCTCAATAAACCAGTAGAGGACGAAATAGTTTGTAATCCGCAATTCATCGTTATAACCTCATTAGGAAAAAGACCTGTGAATTGAAATACCCTATTATTATCATCCGAATTTGTTATTGTTAAATCCCCGCCAATATTATTGATTGTTATAACAAGATTTGGATAAACATAATCCCATGTATCATGGCTCGTATTATTAAATATTTTATGGTCATCAACTGTTTCCGCATTATAATTATAGGTAATTGTTTTGGGAAATTCAAATCCATACGGAGCATCACAGGTTACATCGAAGGTTATTCCTCGAAGAAGATTGCCAACTCTTGTTATTTGAGGATTTTTAAGAATTGCATTCCAATATGAAGATTGCATATCTGGTTGAATAACCTGAAAAACATCATATCTTCTATTTGAAAAAAATTTAGATTGCAATAATGCAAAAAATTCTGCATCTATTTCGGTGGAATTGGTATAGGCACTCACTGAAAAAGATAACACTGGAGAAGGTGTTGCCGCATAAAAAAATGGAATGGGTCTTCTCGCTATTTTTTTATTTATTATTTCCATGTCGGATGAACCCATTGATTTTTGTTCCGATGAATTTGAGTTCAATTCAGCAATTCTTATATCATATAGTTCCGAAGGAATTCCAGCATAAATAAAAGACGAACCATAAAATCCCATTTTTCCTCCTTTCATTATTCATGGATTAAAATAAAAACATTCCTACTATTGATAAAAGAATGTTTTTATCAACCAGATTCTTAAATATGTGTCTGAAAATTTATGATGGGGAAGTGGCGAGTCACTTATCGATTGGTCTATAAATTTCAATCTATCCCCAAATTATTATTTTACTGCAATACACTATTATTGTTGAAACTCTTATATTGCAAAAATATCGCTTCTTCTATTAAATCCCCTGCTTTGAAGATTGTCATTTAATTTCTTTATCGCTTTATTCACAATTGCATCTATTGCTGGAAGCACACTTGCATCCAAGTTTCCTTGTACCTGCAAGGGCATGGTAACAGTTATATTTCCACCAATTGCATTGTTTGTTATTGATGGCAAAGTTTTATTTATGAAACCAGCCATTTGATGTTCATTAACTACCACTTCACCCTTCATAACTTTAATAAATTGTTCGCTTGAACTCAATCCCTGACCGCCAATAATTCCCGCTTCAACTCCTGAATGATGACTTGGCAAATTAAATTTAGCCAATATTGCAGCCAGTTGTGTTGCGAAATCACTCAATGAATTAGCATTAATATCTTTAATGGCCTCAATAGCACTATTAATTCGCTTTTCAAATGCGGCATACTCAGCATCAAGCGCGTCTTTTTGTTGGTCTGTTGAATGTTGATCCTCTGTATTTTGCAAATCTCTTTGTGCTTTGGCCAACTCATCCTGAAGTTTCAATCTTTCAGCATTAGCTTCTTCGCTCGTATCAAACTGTAAAGCGGCCAATTTATTCTGAATATCAAGAATCGCTTTGTTCTTATCGCCAATTTCTTGATTATAATTTTTTTCCGCTTGCAATGAATCTAAAAGTTTTTTTCTTGCGTCAATTAAATTTTTATAACCATCTAATTGTTTATTCAAAGAATTTTCCGCTGCTGTTGCCGCATCATTCAATGCGGTCTTTAATTTGTCGGCCGCAGATGAAGCGGAATCTAATCCTTTTTGTAAATCAGATAATCCACCAACATATTGATAGCCAACAGGGGCTGGATTGAATATGGTGGACACTGGTTGTTGCATTCCATATAGATTAGCCAATCCCTGTAATCTTGCGGCATAAGCTCCCGCTGAACGTCCTAATAATGCAATAAGATTGTCTACGTTTACCGCAGTCGCATTTAACATTCCATTTATTTGATTTGTTATATCCTCAACGCTGTGACCAGTTATATCTGCCGCTTGTCTAATAAAATCATTGAAATTAGCGTTGCTGGCAGACATATAATCATAAATGGCTTGTGCGCTATTTAAGGCATCGCCCGTCATATCCCTAAACTTATTTCCAGATTCAGCGGCATTATTGGCAACAGCCCATAGCATTTGGTCGAATGCTTGCTTGGATACTTGCGCTCCATTCCAAGTAACAGTCGTTGCCCCCTGCATTTGATTCACATAATCTTGCAGGATTTTTATTACTTCTGCTGTTGCATGTGAACTTTGCGCCGAAGCAAGCGCGGCCTTAGCCTGTGCAACTTGATATTGTCTAATTGCATCGGTGTTTATGGTTAATTGACCATTTTCATCTCTAAGAACATTTAAGTAATCAGGATATGCTTTTGCCAATGCTTCAATATCTGAATATGTAAATTTTCCCGTTTCAGATTTAGCCATCAAATCATCAAGGATTTTATTAGTGTCCGTGAGAGTTTTTATTGTAGATTGAAAATCTTGATATGTTTCATTTATTGATTGAATGGCAGTCTTATTATCTCTTGCATCATGAGAAACCGCTTCTAGCGCATTCGTTAATGATGTTGCTAATTCTTGAGCGGCAACTTTTCCCGTAGTTCCCATTCCTTGAAGCGCATCCGAAATCATTTTTATTTGATTTCTTTGTTCTGTAAGAGTTAATCCAGAAAAATCGCTTTTTATGCTATCAATCAAATCAGCAATGGCTTGTTTTTGATTGGCAATATCTTCTGGTGATATAAACGTCATGCCTTTTCCAGGAACATACTGTCTTTCTGTGACTGGATGAACCATTCTATCAAGGACGGCAATTTGCTCTTTATATGCTTGCGTCTCTGTCTTTATTCTATCGATGGTTTTTTCTTCCAGCTTTTTTCTATCCAATTCCAATTCTTGATTTTTTAAATCAACTAATTTTGATAAAGATACGCTATCATCTAATATGAAATGCCCTTCGTCATCATAATGTCCCGCCACGCTCGGTAAAATATCTCGTATCTGCTGTTGGATATCAAACATCCTTTGTTGTTCATCTATTGTCAAACTTGTTTTTGACCTTAAATTTTCCAACTCGGATGTTAAACTTCTCAGGTTGTCAGCACCACTTTTATCCTTATTTAATTTTGAATTTAAATCATCTATATCTTTGTTTAATGATTTTATTTTATCATCAGTGGTTTGAATTGAATTTTTCCAAGCCATTACTCCAATAGTTACAGCGGCCAAAGCAGCAGCAAATAATCCAAGAGGATTCGCGTCAATTTCAGCATCCATTACCAATAAAGCGGCATTCGCCGATTTGACAGTTGACACAAAATCAAACAAAGATGCTATTGCACCACCAATGGCGGCACTTTTCCAAATCAAAAAACTTTCCGTCAAAATTAAAATAACCGAATTTAATCCACCCGCATTTGAAAAAACATTCAGCAAAGCCGTTCCCAAATCTATCCACCACGTTATCATTCCAGATGAAATGGTTGATTGCCATAATGCCTGTAGGGAATCTGCAAACTTAGCTTGAGATGCGGCAACAGATTTCAAATATATGTCGTAACGTTGTGTAGCCAATCCAACCGAATCTGTTTCAGCGGAAACATATTTGGCTACATCTCCCCAATTTTGCATCAATACTTGAAATATTTGTGATTGACGTTGACCAGCAATTGCCGTTGCAATTTGAGCGCGTTGAACTTCATCTAATGTTTTCCATTTTCCAGCAACATCAGCAATTACATCTTCCAAAGGCCTAAACGAATCTGTTGAATCTCTTAAAGCTATTCCAACTCCATGAAGGGATTTTTCAACAGCATTCAAATTCATTCCAGTTTCATCTATTGCACCAGATTTCACTGATTGCATTCTTGTAAACATTGTTCGGAATGCTTGTCCAATCATCTCTGCGCTCAATCTTGTTCGTGAAGATGCTGTTGCAATATATGCCGTCAGGTTATCAAATGAAACACCCGTTTCATTTGCAACGGCAGAAGAATATTGTAATGCTGAAGATAATTCTCCCGCCGAGGTTGCCGCTATGTTATCTATTGCAACCAACTTATCTACAACCCTACTCGCATCACTAGCCTGCATTTGAAATCCATTCAAAACAGCCGTCAAATCCTCAGTTGCAGAAGCGGAATCCAATGCACCCAACTTGCTCAACATCATTGTTGATTTAATCAGTTCTTGTGTTTCAGCAATTGTCTTACCCTGCCGCAACCATTCCACACTGCCTTTTGCAACTTCTATGGTCGTTGTCCCCAATTCTTTAGCTAAATTGTTGAAACTCCCAGCCAAAGAATTTATTTGCTCCGTTGTTTTTGCACCTTCAACCTGTAATACTTGAATTTTTGTCATTTCAGCATTCAAATCAATGATATATTGAATACCTTGTTTCAATTGATTTAAAGCTCCATACAATAAACCCACTGATAAAGCATACTCAGTGGTTCTAACAATTGCATTTCTCATGCCTTCAGCAAAGGATAAAGCGGATACTTTAGTGCCATCAATTCCCGCTTTAGCAATTTTTAGAGCTTCCCCAAGTTTAATCATTTCTTCGGATGACCTATCCGCGCCATCAGTCATTTGTTTGGCAATTGCAACCGCACTTTGGACATTTGGATTACCTTGATCTAATAATTTTGATTTAGCCAAAAATTCACTGGCAGAGGTTTGTAATCTCTCTATTGTTTTTTGTTGCGCGTCAAAAATAGCATTTTCTTTTATTGCTTGAGATTGAATTTGAGCCATGCTCTCAGAAAGTTTGTTGTTGGATTCAACAAGCATATTGGAAGATTCATCATATTTCAATGTCGCTGTTTGTAAATTTCCAAGAGCATCAGTATAACTCATTGTGGCTTTAGTAACCGCATCAAAAGAATCGCCATTTTCATCCTGCGCGGGAACACTGGATATTGTATATCCAACGTTCATGCCTTTTCCAGATGCTTGTATATCTTCAATTTTTTGTTTAATTATATCTAATGCTTCTTCGGTACTCATAGCATTTATCCAATCGGTATTTGGAGTTTGTGCTAATTGAGATTGTACCTGTTGCACTTTAGTCTGTAAATTGGCTATTGCCGTATCATCTGCATTTATCTTTAAGTTAATTGAATATTTCTCAGACAAGGCATCTATTTGAGATTGCAGTGTAGTTGAATCGATGGATGCTTTCAATAATAATGTATAATCTTTAGCCGCCATTAAATGACCTCCTTGCGAATCGCCTGTGAAAAGACGAATAAATTTTTATTATTTGTTTTTATGTAAATGCCTCATCGCTCATATCTTCATCATTTCTAATTACATAAATTTCGGAAGTTTGAGGACTATTGTGGCCTAATAATTTTTGAACAACTTTTATATCTTTCCCACCTTCAACGACAAGACTTGTTGCCCTTGCTTCTCTTAAAATGTGGGGGTGAAATCTTCTTCCTAAAATCTCTGTAAACAATCCTTTCGACCATTTATTTAAAGTCGCTGGATTTAATTGTTTTATTTTTCCTTTTATATTAGAAACAAAAACATATTCACAATCATCATTTCCGCGAACAGACAACCATTTTTTAATTGCAAGCATGGCCGCCTCATCCATCTGAAATGTGCGAATCTTTCCAGCTTTTCCCCTGCCCTTACATCGTATGGGATTGGTAACATAAAAAGACGCTTGTTTAATTATGGGATTACCGTTCTCATCTTTTGTTTTTACTTCAACAATTTTCTTTTCAGAATCAACAATACTTTTTAATAACTGAACCGATTCGCTCCTTCGGCATCCAGTTGTAAATGTAAAGCGTAGATAAGCCAATTTTTGCCATTCCTGCATTTCTTCCAGCTTGGCACAAATCATTTCATATTCTTCAAGAGTGGGGGGCTTCTTTTCATTTACAAACACCATTGCTGGCGCAGGAATTTTTTTAGTTATATAATTTTTAAAATTCAAATCTTCAAAATATGTCTCAACATATTGATTCAAAGATGAAACAGCCGCTCGTTTAAGTCTAATAGCAGAAGATGACAGCCCCCTTCTTATTAGATAATTTTGAAACATCAAAAAATCTTTACTTTTAAGTTTATCGAAATCCTTATCTTCACATTCCGTTTTCACCCAATAAAAATAAATTTGAAGAGCGGAAGAATATTGCTTCAAGGTTTGGTCTGAAAGTTGCATACTTTCTCGAAGAAATTCATCCGTTATTTTTCGGTTGCGTGGATTAACGGATTGCCATTGTTCATTTGTTATTTCAATCGATTTAATTTTCGCCATTTTTTTATTTGTTCTCTCCTCTTTCCAAGTGATATTTTAGAAAATAAAGCGGATTCAATGAAATAAATCAGCTATTTATAATACATATTTGGGGAACGCATAATCCATTTTTTATCATTCATTTTATTTTTTAATACAACAAATTTTCATCGCCGTTACATTCATTTCAAAATTCCTTCTTTGATAAAAAAGCATAATCCAACTCCTACCGCATCGCTTTCATCAAAATTTTTAAAATCAATATTGCCGTATTTATTTATTATAAAATTTCTTAATTCATCTTTCTTAATATTACCCTTGCCAGCAACAATTTTTCTAATTGTTGTTGAATGATAATAAACTTGTTCTGCGTTGTAAAAAATATAATTTGCAATACCATGAACCCTGAAAATTTGTTCGGTACTTATATTAAAACGATAAAATCCCTGCTCTATTAAAACTATTTTGGGCTTATACTCTTTTTTAATTTTTATAAATTCATCTGCAATCTTTTTTAGTCTAATTTTTGTTTCCGATTTGGGATCGGTTTCTATGGAAATTAATTTCTGTAAAATTCCATCTTGACTAAATAGGGCGCAACCAATGCAACTCAACGACAAATCTAATGCTAAAATATACTCCATCTTTTTCTCCTAATGAAATTTGATTTTATTCAAATAGCATAATTCATAAATAAAAAATTATGCTATTTGAATCCCTAATGATTGAAATGCTTCTTGAAAATATTCATCTATGTTTGTATCTACTTGACTTATAAAAATATCCCAGAACGGCGCACGAATTTTTCCCGATTCAAATCCAGAAACATTTAAAATGTCCGCAAGTCTTTCTCTGCTATCTTCTCCATCCCAATGCTGTCCAGTAGATTTATCAACCGTCATCTCATTCCAATGATAATCAAGTTCACTAGACACTTCCTGCATGTTTATGGTAATATCTGAAAAATGAAAGGCATCTCTAAATTCAAATGATGGATATTTATCTCTTATTCCATTGGCTTCTCTTCTGTATCCAGCATTAGCCACTTCATCTGAACCCAAAATATATTTTGAAAGAGTGGGATATTTTTCTCTTAATTTATTTCCAACTGTTCTATACACTAAATTGGGAAACGTTGAACTTCCAATGGTATATGTAAAAATATTTATGTCTTCTCGAAGCATGGTGACCAATCTATCTGAAACTATTTTTATCACTTGGGCAACAATGTCTTCCATTACTGCTCGTAAAGCATCATCATTATTTATATCTGCCAATCAAATCATCTCCCGAATGTCCAACTATTCATCATCTTCCAAAACAATCCTGTGATTCTTTTTCCTGCCTTTAATATTATAATCTTTATATCCGCACTTTGGACAATATTTATAATCTTTATTTTCAAATCTTTCTTCCCCCTTAACTAAAATATTTATTTCATCACTCCTCAATTGCAAATTAATTTCTTCACAATCTGGGCAAAGTTCCCTAAGTGTTCTTTTTAGTTTTCCAAGTTTTTGTTGTTTCTGCTGATTTTGCTGAGGTAGCAACATTCTTTTTTCCTTTTGTGTTCTCATCCCTAGTTTCAGTTGGCACAACACCAGTGGAAATTAATTTCCCAACGGGGGTGTTATTCAATTGATTAGATAAATTTTTTACAAGTTCTTTTGTCTCAGAAAGTTTCTCATCAGATATATCCATTGCAGTAAATTTTTCAATAGCCGATTGAATTGCGCCCATGACATCATTCGATTTTTGTTTTTTTGATTCAATGGCATCATTTAGATTACTTTCAAAATCAGAATAATTTTTAATTGATTCTTTAATCTTATCCCAAAGACCAGAACCAACAACATTATCGATTTTTATTTGCTCAACATCTATGTTGGTCATAAAATCTAAAACAGCCAACATATTAGTATAAGTAGCGGATAGCAAATCAGTAGATGAGCCAAACTTGCTTTCTTTGAAATAATTATCTAAAAATGTGGAAATCAATACGAATTGTTCATTGAAATCAAAATACGGCTTGACCTCAATATTTTGTCCATTAAACTCAATTTCGACTGTTTTTAAGGGTTTTTCATTCAATTTTATCTTTTGCATGTCTTTTCTCCTCTTTCTTCATACGTTTATTTTCATTCTGTATAATTAAGACTACACACAATAGTCTTAAAAATTAAAAAAATAAGTGTTGAAGTTGATAAAATACTTCTTTTATCAACACTTATTCTTATTTTACAAGAGGTGTGATAATTGGAATTGTCGTTATCATCTTGGAAAGATAATATTCCCACACCTGTCTTCCGAACGAAATCAATATAATGAGTACGGATGTGGCAGTCACGATTCCCCACCAATTATTAGAAATAATTTTTATAGTATCCACCTTGCTCTTATTATCAATTACTTCAACTTTAGTTTCTATATTTTTCAACCCCAGTTTCATCTCAGATATTTCATTTGCATTATGCTGTAGTTCTACTTGAACCGACGATAAAGTTTTATCTAAGGATGCAATTGTATCTCCAAATTTATCTAATGTAGATTGAATCCTGCTCATCGTGGATTCAAACCTATCCATCACTGTATTTGATTTGGTCACAGTTGTATTCATTTCAATATACCTGTCTTCCAACTTTCTCATCCGTTCTGACAAATCTGTAATTCTTTTTTCATCACCAACATAATCTGTCATATTGATATTTTTTCTTCGTTCCTCTCCTAAAAATTTTTCTTCCATAAAAAATGTTCAATTTATATCCCCATAATAATATGGGGATATAAATATAAGATTTTATTACGAAACAGTTACTGTTACAGAAGCATCATATTGAGGTGCAGCAGTTATGGTGACATGCAGCAAGGAAGTTCCAGCCGCAACGGTGGTAACCAATCCCGTTGAACTAATTGTTGCAGTCCCCACAGTTCCAGATGTGAATGTCAAATCCGTTGTGGGTGCTAGGAATGGCGCACCATTTTGAGGAATGGCGTAAACATAAAGTTGTTTTGTGGCGGGATTAACTAAAGTAAAATCCCCACCTTCAATACTTAAACCAAGCAAATTATCATACCAATTCGCGGAATCAAGAATTTCTATCAATTTGGCATAAGTAGGAACATTGTTACAAGCAGCACTTAGGGCATCATCGGCAGCAGTAGCGCGCAAATCCAAAGGCGTAGTGGAAACACCATCTGATTTCATTGTCAAAGTAAAATTACCAGTTAATTGAGCCTTTGGCACTGAAATCTGAACAACACCAATTCTATTTGTTGTTGCAGCAGATGAAACCAATAACGTTTCAAGTTCCAAACGAACATTCTTTGGAAGAACATCTGCATTAATGGTAACTGAACGAGCGGAACTGTTCAAATGATAATAACGAATACATACAACATCCCCAACAGTTCCCAAAGATGATGTGAAGTCACTTCCAGTAAACACAACTTTTTCAACCACACCATTTGGCAATGTCACCCAACCATAAATAGTTGTACTATCAACTGCTAAAGGAGTTCCCGAAACCGTTCCAACCCCAGCGGCACCCAACGTCACTGTTTCTTCTGTGAAAACATTAGAGCCAGTAACAATATCGCTTCCCAATGTCGCCGATAAGAAATCCAAATTCCATTGTGTATCAGTTACAACAAAGTTCAAATCCGGTGAGTGGAAATAAATTGTTTGAAGTTGCGCCCCGCGTCCACCACGAATATCGGTATTTGCCACCTTCATAGTCACATTGCTATCCAACAATGTTTTACCGATAGCAAGTAAATTTCCATTGCTGGTGTCGTACATTCTAACATCAGCAACGCTTACCATAAATTTTTTCATTTATTAACTTCCTCCTTGAATTTTATTTATCTTGTTTTCTACGACTTCCTTATCAAGTAAACCGTCATTTTTATTGGGTTTTATTTCTGACATCCAATGTTTTATTGAATTTTCCTTGAAAGTAACCATTCCAGATAACGATGCTGTTTTATAAATTTGATAATGCAATTTTATATCAGCCCTTTGAAGAACCTTTATAAATTTTCTAATTGTCAATCCGTAAATTTGTTCTAAATTTAATGCTGTGGATGTAATTATGCAAATAAATAAATCTTCGAGCGAGGCCATTTTATTCCCCGATAAAGATTGTTCATAATCCTTTGCTTGCTTCATTGCATCTCTGACTTCTTTTTGGACATTTATATCTGGAAGATCAACAAGATTTTGCTCACATATTATTGTTTTTATTTCATCAAAATCACTTGAATTTAAAACAATGTCATTTATTATTATTATTGGTTTTACATTATCATCGAAATCTAGTTTTAATTTATCCTCATCTTTTAACTTAAAACACAAAGATAAAAGATTCATTAACATAGTTATCAATGGAATTTTACTTTTATCACCTTTTAAATATATGTATTCCAAATCCGTCATGGATATTATTTTCATTTTTTCTTCTAGTGATAAAGATGCATCAAAATCATTTTTTTCAAATAATAGGCATTGGGAAAAATATGTAAATTCTAAATATTTATCCATTGTAATTGGATAAATATTTAAACCTTTATAGGGAACGGGTTTATCATAAATGTAATATATGTCTCTATAATTATTCATATTTCTACCCCATTTTCGTTGACATTGTTATTCTTTTACCTTTAAATGGTATTTGCCCCGATGGATACAACCTATCTTGCTTATTACTTAAAACATCAACTGTTAATTTTCCAAGCCCGCCTATATAAAACCCATTGAATGTTTGAAGAATTATTTGGGACAAAGTATCTATTCTTGTCGTATAATTACTAAGTGTATTTATGCGATAATGAGAGAAAACATCAAAAGCCATTGTCAAAGTACCAACCGTTCTATTTTCAGAAAAAATAGAATAAGGAAATATTCTGACAATTGTTGCCTCAACCAGCCATGCACTTACTTGTCCTTCATCCAGAAAAATTCTAAATTTTGTTTCGTCATCAGTTCCATTGAAAATAAGGGATGCCTTTTGTGAAGCAGTTAGGTTTGCATCAACATTTACATTCCATGCATCGGGGTCATTATAGTAAATCAAACGCCAAAAATCCTCATTTGCCCCCATAAGATGAGAAATGATGTTGTAACTAAAATTGGGAAGATCGGAATATGGGTTATATGCACTTTGATCTGAAATCATTCCTGCCGTATTCATATTACCACGCTCCCTTCAAAAGAATGTCGAAAGTTCGAGAATACGTTCCAGATACAGCCATAATTTTCAATGGAGCAATTAGATATTTTGAATTATTTTTAATTGAAAAACTGTGACCATCCACAATGGTAAATACAAAATTTGATTGAGGCACGGTGTTTGAAGCATCAATCGAATATGTAAATGCATCTGCCAAAGAGTTTCCATTAAATATCAACGTTGTGGTAAATGTAACCGTTTGTCCTTCAAGAATTGAGTTTGAAATTGGTGTCATTATAATAGAATAATTATCCACAGAAGATAATGTTACAGTAACGGCACAAGAATCACTGACAACAACGTTGTCCCTTATATTGCAACTTATCATACAACTTCCAACTCCAATTGCTGTAACCACACCATTTGAATCCACTGTTGCGACCAAAGAATCGCTGGTTGACCAAGTTAGCGGTCTATCAACATTTGCTCCATTCAATTTCACATTGGCAATCAATTGTAAACTATTGTCTTTTGTTATGGACACGGAATTTGTATTTAATGACAGTGTGTAAATATTTTCAAAAGCATCCGCAATCCCATTTATTAAATCATCTTGTCCAACATTGACTTGATTTGTCCTCATAGTCAATCTTAGTATTCCGGCACTCATTCCATCTGTGGTTTGTAATCTTTGAAAATTATTTAAACCTCCACCTTCAATCACATACGCAATCCAATTATTCGTATTTCCAAATAAAAATCTTTGATTAGGATAAATCGTATTTGTCGCAGCATTAAACTGAGTCATAACTTCAGCGAATCCTGAAGGCAAAACCAATGCAGAACCAGCCGTAGAATAATTTCTTGGCATACGAACATCGTAACCAATACTACATGGAACTGAATAAAACTTTCCCGTTATTTTATCTTTCCATCTCAATTCTTCATTACATCTTTTTATGGTAACAGATGCCGCAAGATTTCTTTTTATTTCGCTATTTATGACTATCCAATAATTTTTATCAAAAAAATACATTGAACCAATTTGAAATTGATGGTTTAAATCTGGAAATAAAATGTTTTTAAAATCATCGCCCAAATTCTTTCCTGTTACACTATCGATTGCATGAGTTATTCTTACATCTATATCATTATAA